GTGCCGGCTGTGATGCCTTGCGCTTTGACCATGAAGCGGTCAAGCGCTTTGTCCATCTTGGACTCTGGGATGATGTATTCAGATTCTCCGCCTTCACCCACCATTGCGATGGTGGGTCTTGTGACCAAACCACCTTCAGCAAATGCTGGAACTTTGATGGGTGTCAACAGTGGCAGCAATCGCAAGCCAAGGAATGGGATTTGCTTTAACCCTTTAAGGATGTTGTTCAGTGCTGCAATCCAGTTATTGAACAGCTCTGCACCAAAGCGAAACGCACCGGCGATGATGCCGCGAACGACGCCGGTGACTGCGCCAAACACTGTGACGACGGCTCCTTTCACTTTGCCGAACACTCCTGTCACAAAGCCCGCGGCTTTTTCCCAGTTGCTGCGCCACCACTTGAAGTAGTTCTGAATTGGCTTTTTCAGGATGTTGTTCACAAAGCCATCCCATCCTTTCTTAAACACACTGCCAAGCCAGGTAATGAACTTGCCTAGCGGCTCGCGGAATGCGATGGCCATCGCCACCACCGCCGCCACGGCCAGCACCGTCCAGCCGACAGGGCCAGAGAAGAACGCCAGCAGCGCTGGCAGCACGGTGCCGCTCAGGAAGGTCAGCAGGCCGGTGAATGCAGCGCTGATGACGCCCATCGCGGGGCCAAGAGCAGCTGCCCAGCCGGCGATGGTGGCGCCAAGCTTCAACGCTGCAATCCCTTTGATAACGACCATCGCACCACTAAGGATCTGCACCAGCGGCCCGAGCGCGATCACCAGGCCGCCAACGGCTGCGATGGTGCCTTGCATCCAATCCGGCAGGCTGCTGAAACCAGTGGCCATCCGGATGACCAGATCAGTGATCGTGTTGAGCACTGGCATCAATGCAGTGCCAAGCTTCACGCTGAGCTCGAGCAGCTTGGTCTGAAGCACCACCAGCTTGTCATTGGCATCATCAGCACCTTTGGCAAACTTGGTTGTCATGGTGATGCCAAGGCTTTCTACTGCTTGGCGGCCACCATTAAGCAGTGGAATCATGTCCGCGCCAGACTTGCCGAATAGTTGGATGGCAAGCGCTGATTTCTCGGCGCCATCTGGCATCATCTTGAACTTGTCAGCTACTTCGAGCATCACCTCATCAGTGCTTTTCATCTTGCCGCTGGTATCCACCGCACTCAAGCCAAGCGCTGCTAGAGCCTTCGCCACACCTTTCGGGCCTTCGGCTAATTCCTTCAAGGACTCGATTTGTTCTTTGCTTGATTGCTTGATCAGCTTCACCTGGCCATCAGCGTGCTCCTTGGTCAGGTTCTTTTCTGTATTAATTCGGGCCTTGATCTGTTCTTCTTCGGCACGCTTGCGCTCTTCAAGCGCATCTTCCTGTTGCTGCTGCGCATCACGAAACTGCCGCGTGCGTTGCGTCTGCTGCTGCTGGTAGCCACGATCCAACGCCTTCAAAACATTGTCTTCCTCGTCGCGCAATGCTTGCAGCTTTGCTTCCTTCTGCTGGTCAGTCAGATACTTATCATCCTTAATTGCCTTGGCACGCGCATCAAACTGACGCTTGATTGCGCGTTCTTCCTGCTGCTGTCTATCTTTTGCTGCATCGGCTTCCTGTCTTGATTGATCATCAAACGAATCACCTAGCAGTCTTGCTTCTGCTTTGTATCGCTTGTTGATTTCACGCAGTCGATCATCTGATTCCTTCTCAAGTGCCGCCAGCCGCTTGTCGGCAGCATCCTGGACCGCCTGAACCTGACGATCCTCGCCATCTTCTACCGCCTGCGTCGCATCCTGCAGCGCCTGCTCAGCCGTTTGCCCATACTCATCAGTAGCCGTGCCAGCTGCAACCATGCCGCGGGCCAGCTTGACCATCGCGCCGCCCACTGCATCGATCGTGGTGCCGCTCATCTTGGCCGCCTGGTCAAACTGACTCAAGCGCTCAACACTCACGCCTGTCTTCTGCGACAGGTCATTCATGTTGTCCGCTGCATCAATGGCACCCTTGGCCATGGCCGCCAGGCCAACGCCGCTCACCAATGGCACCAGGCTGCCCAGCGCACCGCTCAGTCCGCCGGCGCTCTTGAGCATTCCACCGAGGCCGCTGCTGGCATCCTCTGCACCTTTCTTCAAGCCACCCATGCCCTTGGCAAGTGCCGTCACAGCACCTTCGCCATCAACCGATGCTTTGATCTTCAGCAGCGCTTCCATGACGGCCATCAGCGCTGCTCCAACTGCTTGTTGATCTGCGCCCTGGCGTGCAGTTCCATCACCTGCAGATCCTCCAGTACCACGGCCGGGTCGCTGATCTTATACAGGCTAGCAAGCTGCAACACCACGCCATAATCCAGGCCAATCACGCCATTGCTGGTAGGGCGCCACTGCGTCATGCAGCGCAGGAACAGATCGACCACCTCAGCATGTTCAGGCCACAGCTTGAAATGCTGCGGCGCAAACATAGCCTCCGGCAGCTCGATGCCATACTCTGCTGCGTCAGCCAGCAGGTCATCGTTTGCCTTCTCGCCGCGGAATAGGTGATCCACGGCGCCAGTCAGTTTTTTGCCTTGGCCTTCTCCACGCTTTCGATGTAGGTCTGCACCAACATCTCGGCAACAGTGGCCACCTCCAGCAGCTGCGCCTTGGTCTCCTCGGAGTACGGGATCTGCGTGGTGTTGTCGGCCTCAAAGATGCCGCTCCAACCCACCAGGATCTCGCTGGCAATCTCCCTGGTAGGGATCCGATCAATCAGGTCGTCATTCTTGACTGCATGGCGCAGCTGCTGGAAGTTGATTGCAAGATCCTCCAGCCTGCTTTGCGGCAGCCGCTTGAAGACTGCCTCAAATGTATGTGTGCGGTAGCGGCCGTTGTCTACCTGCTCCCGAATCGTGATCGGCCAGGAGAAGGTTGGCGTTTGCTCAAGGATGAAACCCATCAGGTCAGCGCAATGGAAACTTCATCGTTACCGCTGCTGCCAGGCAGCGGACGGAATGGCAGCACAATGTGCTGGATACCATCACCGTCTTCCAGCGTTGGTGAATCAAATGCGCAGTTGCTGGCCGTGAATGTGGCAATGTTGCCAGCGGTTTGGCCATGCTGGAAGCTGATGGCGCCAGCAGTCTGCGCAGCTGCGATGGTATAAAAATCCTTTGTGCCAAGCGCAGGAAGTTCAACCGTGATCGAGCCGCTTGGCGCGCGATCCGTAATCATGACTTGCTTTGTGCAACCTGCCAACTGGCGGAACACCATATTGTTCGCCATATCAAGGCTAAACGCATTCATGCACGCGGAGTAGCTATGCACGCTAACGCTGGTGGTGCTGTCGGCATTGACTGCGACCGGCGTTGATTGATTGGTAAATGTTGTTGCCGGATTTGCCGTAGCAGTTGGCGCCGCATAAATCCCCATGAAAGTAAAATTCAACTTAGGAATTTCACCGGCACTCATTTCAATCGCCACATTGCCGCGCACGCCCAGGATCAGGTGCTTGATGCCATCGTTCCTGAAGTCCAGCGCCACGCTGCTGAAGCTGCTGCTCACTGGCGCATAGGTCACGCTGGTACTGGTGACAACAGTCTCCGAGAACCCACATGCCTTCATCAGTGATCCCCAGCGCGGCGCAGTGCCTGCAGTGCCGCTGCCTGCCAGCTCCACGCTGAAGTTCACGCCGACGCTGGTCTGTCCCACCACCTGCGCTGTGTTGCCCAGGTAGCCCTGCACCAGCTCGCGGTCCTTCAGCTCAAGCTGGAGCGGTGACACTTCAAGATTGCTGATCAGTACCGCATCAGTACCGGCTGGCGCCGGTGACGGCACCACGCCATAGCTCGATTCAGATTTCGCCAGCAGCAGGCGGTTGCGTGTCAGTGCCATCGGTCGCAGGAATCAGCGGGTTGGAGGTTTGCTGGTGCAATGTCCATTCGGTGCCTTTGTCGTTCAGCACATAAGTGCCGCCGGCAGATGGCAGTGGCGGGAGCTTTTTGTTGCTCACGGATAGTCTAGGTTTTGCCATCACTAGCTTACCAAGCTTGCAAGGCCAGTCCTGTACCTCACCTCATAGTCGCAAGCGATCACACCGCCAGGTTGGTCTGCGCTGATCATGTCAAACTGCACTCCGCGCGGCT